TAAGTCTGCACCTTCGTTGGTCATGACTTCGTTGACGTAGCCAATTGACTCCATGAATGCGCTGTCGTCATACCATGACAGAACCGTGCCGATGTTGCCAACGTCTGCGCTGGGACTAGCGACGATATTATCTGCGCTAGCTGAAAGGTGATAGGCTGCCGAGCAGCTCATGCCGTCACAATATGCCACGGTGGGGATGCCGCTGCTAGCGATTGCTTCGCTGGCTTCTTCCAGTCCTGCGACTGTGCCTCCTGGCGAATCCACTGTGAACATGATAGCCTTAGCACCCTGTGCCTCTGCGATCTCTCTGCGTAGTGTGCGGTAATCTGTTGACCCCATCATCTCATAAATCGGTGCTGAGTTGTCAAGCAGTGATCCTTTGATGTCGATGTGGGCTATACCATTGTCGTCAATGCTCATTCCTCGACGTGTGACAAAGAAGTCACCCATGTTCATGCCCTCATGTGCCATCTTGATGCTGTTGAGCAAGGCACACATGCCTGGCTTGGTGATTGCCCACGACCCGCGTAGGAAGGATGAATTATTAGTCGGTATCATTGTTCTTGGATTGTTGCGCCACTTCGTCTGGCTGTTCGTTTGGTGTAAGCATTTGAAGCTCGCGGTCGTCGATCTCAACGCCATACTTTGCTTCCATTTCTTCTTTGATTGATTTGCGCTCGATGATCTCCATGCAACGCTCTCTGATGTGTTCGCTGTGCGTCTTGCCTTTCTCTTGCAGGATGCCGCTCATGTTCTGAGAGCCGATCTTGTACTCATCGATCTGCGTTCGTGAATCGTTGCGAGGATCGATTGATAGCTTCGGCGGCATTGTGAAATCCCATTTATACCAATCATCAGATGGTGGTATGAGACCGAGCTTCACTGCCTTGGCTACTGCCCAACCGATGATGCGACGTGCTGGCTTGCGTAGCACGTCTTGACGTGACTCAACGCTAGCTCTCGCCCTTGCTTGAATGTTTCTGATGGTTGTTCCTGTGACCCCTTCAGCTTTCCAAACAAGCTCCACAGGCCACGGTATACCAGCGAGTGCCTCGCGAATGATTCTGTCTTGGAACCTGTCCCATAGGTCGCCTGGGCGTGTGTGGTCGATTGTTTCCAGCTTGCTTCCGCTGTTGCTCTTGAAGTGTCGCACCATGCCACCAGAGTATGATTGCACTGCTAGCCTGTCGCTGTCTGTGACTGCGCCAGTGAGTGACACTGATGGGTCGTCTAGGTCAACACCGCCTGTGTCTGAATATTCAATAAGCGCATGGCTTGAGACCATCATCTGCGCCATCAATTCCCACTCCTGTGATTGCTTCGCCTTACGCAGCTCATGAATGGCATGTGACAAAGCTGGAATCCCTCGGCTCTGGTTATGCCATTGTGGGTCGGCGATGTGAACCATGTCTTGAGCATCAATGTAGCGGTCGCCGTTTGCGTCGTCACCTAGCACACAGTATGCGACTGGTGAACCGTTGCGGTTCTCGATGACTCCATTGATAATCTTGTTGCCTCTATAGCTGCCCACAAGTAAAATATTATCCTTAACGCTGGATGGGCGTGTGCCAACTCGGTGAGCTGGGATGTGCTGAATCTGCGGGTAACCTGTCTTCGTCTCTGTGAGCAAGACGAAAACGTCGCCGTCTCGGTCGATGGCGATGCTGTCAAGATGGAGCAGCTTGCGAAAGTCAAAGAGCGATCCTTGCACTGAGCAGACGTTAAACCAGTTCTTAAGCCAATCCTTTGCAACGTCTCCAAATTCGCTGTCGGTGCCTTTAAATTCTGGCTCCCATGCTCTGCCAACTACGCCGTCAGCCTTCTGGATGATTGCTCCGCGTGGCACTCCGAAGTTTGAGAAGATGACGCGAGACTGTGACATGGTTGCCCTGTGGTCACTCTGTGTAAACAGGTCGTCAAGATCGCGTGAAAAGTCTGGCATCCATGATGCGCCGCGTGTGTATCTGTCGCTGCTACTAATCAGCTTGCGCTGGTGTTCGGTTGGTCGCCCGTTGCTGTCAAGGATTTGCATAACTTAAAATTGTCCGTAACTGCGACCTACACTAGTGATGTTTAGATCGATCATGTGAATGGCTTTATCAAGTGCTGTTGCCCACTCTGAAACTGTCATGTTCGCCATCTGCGAGAAAGATGCACCATTGGCTGAACCGCTTACAACGTCGCCCCCTTTGTTTTGTGCCACTTCTGCGATAGCTTCATCTAGCCATGTTTCGAGTTGTGCCTTATTGGCAGCACTGCGTGCGCCGTAGCGCCGAAGTGTGCCGATGAATCCATGTGATACAGCCATTATAAAAAGCGATGATTTCAACTAGTCTTCCTCGACGTGTGCATCGAATGAGAAAACCTTAAAGATTGAGGCAGCAACAATCTGCATTGTTTCGCAGTCCCATAGGTGGTTGCCGACCCATGACTTGCTGACTTTGTATCGCCACTTGCCTGGGCTGACCTCAACCTTGCGCTCGTTCTCCATCTGGCGTTTATACTCTGGTCGGTGGTTCGCTGGTATCTGCCAGCCCGCACCCTCGCCACGCATCAACGCAGACAGTGTATCCTTTGCTAATAGGTTGCTGAACTTCACATACTTCCAATAAAGACCTGCGGTGGTTCTGGCGCGTTGCAGTGTGCTGTAAGGTTTCATCACTCTGCGCTTGCCGATCTTGGTTGCGTAGCCGTTTGATTCTTCGCCTAGTAATGCGTTCCATGGGTTGGGGTCGTCTGGTGTCATGCCCTTGCGGCACTCAAGCGCGACCGTCTCTGGACGATAGCCACGGTCAACAAAGACGCACCTGTTCGGCACCTTCATCCGCTCACGTAGCATCCGCAGTCCTTCCCACTCGTCAATCTTGCCCTCGTAGAGTAAGCGGCTCTTGCCTTCGATGCTCCATGCCCTGATGACCACCCAGAAGTGATCCTGCTGAACGTCGCAACACATGAAGCGGAAGTTCTCTTCTTCCCACTTCTCGCCGTTGAAGTATTCCTTGAGGTTGTATGCGTCTGTTGCTCCCTTTAAGCTGACTGTTTCGCTTGGCTCTACCCATGACTGTGCCAGACGCTTCTGGATGAATTGGCGTAATGGTGCCACGTTCATGCGCTTGCGTGCGTCCTGTGCTGTGATCCACTCATGGACTAGCTTCGACCAGTCGATCCACCACACTGCCATTGCTGGATAGGTTGCAGCCTTGCGTGCTGGCTTGGCATTGTTGTTTCTGCTGATATACTTGCCAGACATGGACAGCGTGCGCCTCACCTCTGCGCTGTCCTCAAAAGCTTCTTTGCATTCTTCGTTGGCGCACTCATAGTGAACGGTGTCGGTTATTGCGTCCCAATCCCATTCCTCACCCTCTGTCTTAATGTGTTTAAACTTTACCTGCTTCCATTGATACGTCTGGCGCTCTTTGCACTTGGGACATTCAAAGCAGAAGTCATGAATGTCTGCATCTTGGAAAGCTCCATCGAACTGGTCGCCCTCGCTGCCACCCTGTGACACTAGAACTACGCGGCTGTTCCACCTGTCGTGCGTTCGTCTACGAGCCTCCTCCAGCATGCCGTCCTTCCAAATCCAAACCTCATCGCCGTAGACCCAGCGGATGGACTTTGATTGCAGGTTAGCGAGGTTAGCACCGCCGATGTGCAGTGGCATATGCGGGAACAGTATCTCTCCTTTGCGGAAGTTGCCGCGCTGCTTGCCACTTGGTAGCAATGGTGCGACCTTGTCGTTTGACTTTAAGCTAGGATGGAATCTTGTGTCTACCCAAGCGCGAGCGTCGTCATCTGTCTGCATGGTGATGAGTGTCGCTCCAGGTTCCTCTGCAATGATCCAAGGCAACACGCCCTCAAGCATTGTAGTCTTACCGCTGCCGACTGGTGCCATGACAACAATCTCTTTGTTCTCATCGTCAGCGATCCACAGCATCGGCTCTCTGAGCCATGGTGTTGCGTCGATGTCGAAGTGTGGACTGCGTGCCGACTGTGGCAGCTTTACATACTTGCAAGCCCACTCTACGACGTTCAAGTCGGATGGTGGCTTCATGCCTTTACAGAATGCGTCTAGTAGTATGCCCATTAATCTAAATATAAGTAACCTTCCTCATCCATGCGAACATGCCGAAGGTCGATGGCAACCTCCTTGCCTTTATGCAGAACGACCTGCGTGTCGATGAATTCCAAGACATCGCCGATGTCTGGCTTGATGTAGCGCGGGAACTGGATTGCTTGGCACGAGCTGTGCCACACTTGGTCAAAGCTGGGGTCAAAGCTAATGCAGACATCCCAGCACCAATTGCACCAGTCACGGACTATCACCACTTGTGCTGTCTCTGTCTCCTCGCTCATCGTTGGTGTCTTCGTTGTCTTCGTTGTCTTCCTTCTTGCCGAAGATTCTCTCCCAGCCAGTTGCGTATTTGTCGTTCTGTGGCTTGGTCTTAATCTTGTCGTGCGTGATGTCGTTACGTGCTGCTTTCCCCATTGTCTTGCTGGTGTAGTTTACTGGTCTGGTCTGAGATCATTTCGTCGATCTTCAAAAGGTAATCGCGAATCTTTACTTTCGCCTTGGCTGCGCTCAAGCCCTCGACCATTGCTGGCAGGTCTGCTTGGCACTGCTTGTGTGCTGCTGCTGTTGCTGCTGAGATGCGAACGATCTCGGTGAGCAGCTCATCTTTGCTGATGTAGTCGCCGTCCATGATTGCCGTCTGCCTTAGTTTGTAGAGGCTGTCGATCTTTGTCTTGATGATGCGTGACTCATCGTAGCTTGTGGCTGAGAGAACCTGTGCCATCAGGTCTCGTTCCTCGTTCGATGTTTCGTGCAGGGACATTGGCTTGTCCTCCTGCTGCCACGGCACGCCATTGATCCACTGCTTAGGTCTCGACCGCTGATTGAGTATAGATTCAATGACTGCGTCCTCATCGTCCATGTCGATGCCTTTCTCTTTCAGCTTGCTGATGACATACTGGCTGACTTGATACTTGTCTGCATACTGTCGCTGTGTGAG